AACGAGGAACTTTTAACTTATCAAACAAAAAACGAACACGACCTTTACGGAAGTGTTCGTTAATTTTTAATGGTGGGGCTTTGCTAACTTCAGGCGAACTCTGGGGCGCCTCTTCCGCAATCACGGTCAGGGTATCATCTTCCACAAGATTCTCCAGGGGTACGTCCATGGTGTTTTCGCTTCCTGGATATGAGAATACAAGCTTCAGATTCCCGTCGTACAGGTAGGCCGCTCTCAAAAAAGCGTCAAACAGTTTTGACTGGAACTTCTTGTCTGTCACATCTCCTTGCTGGAACATCTTCAGGCCGGTGATCAGGTTCACCTTGTCGATCTGGACGAAGCCGAACTTTTCATCCTCGATTTTTGCTTTCAATTCCGCTTTCCTGTCCTCCAGTTCCAGGAGCCGTTCCTTTGTCGTCGGGGTGATGATTCCCGCTTCGATGGCCTTCATTATGTTCCGGATGTTCCTGTTTACTGCAGACAACTCCTCTTCAAACAGTCCCACCTTACTGTTTTTCATTTTTTCGTTGTTATACTCTATCGTTTTGTCTGCGATTATTTCTATAATATCATCTCTAAGGCAATATTCATAGATGTATTTTGCAATCAGGTTTTCTATGTAATCCCGCCCCACATTCTTTTTGTCGCAGGCGTGTTCCTTTTTCTTCTTCATGCAGCTGTAGTAATTGAACAGTTTCCCGGTCTTGCTGGTACCGGCTGCGCCAGTCATGGGAGACTTGCATTTCCCACAGAACAGTTTCCCGGTCAGCAGATAGGTACTGTTCTGCCGGCGCTTGATGGAATCCCTGGGATTCTTTTTCATTTTCAAAACCTCCTGCACTTTAAAAAACAATTCGTCGCTTATGATCCTGGGAACCCCGCCTTCAATCCGTACATCTTTGTACAGGAAAATTCCCCGGTACCGCTCATTGCTCAACACACCTGTGAAACTGTTCGGGTTGAACGGTCTGCCCAGGCGGTTCTTTATTCCCCGTTCGTTGAGGCTGTTGATAATAGATGCAATCGTCTTCCCGGCAGCGATGCTCTTGAAAATTTCCTGTACCACCTTCGCCCGGGGTTCGTCAATCTCATAGCGGTGATCTGAAGAGACCTTATAACCAAACGGCAGGCTACCGCACACCTTGCACTGCCTTGCGTTGTCCAGCAAACCGCGCTGGATGTCCTCGGCCATGTTCTCACTGTAAAACTGGTTCATGTTCATCATGGACCGCAAAGCAAACCTGCCGGCTGCGTTGTCTTCAAAATGCTCTTCGGCATAGAAAACCTGCACACCGCATTCGTTGAGCCGTTGCGCGTTCTGAAGCGCCTGCAGCATGTTCCGGCCCATGCGGTTTGATTTCCAGGCAAGGACATAATCAAACCGACCTTTGGCGGCATCCTTCATCAGCTTCTGGAACTGCGGCCTTTTGTCCGTCTTCCCGGTCACTGCCCGGTCAGCATAAGAATCGATTACGGTCAGCCCCAACTCCCTGGCATATTTCAGGCAGGCTTCCACCTGCTGTTCAATACTGGCGTCCTTCTGGTTGTGCGAAGAGTACCGGGCATAAATTACAGCTGCGTTTCCCGTATTCTGTTTTTTTGATGATGACTTCCGGGGCATGCTGTTCCCTCCGATTTATATTCTACCAATCCTTACCGCCAGTGATGCTGATTTCGATTCCCTCTTCCGGATTTGCAATGCCGTCACGGGAATAGTACCCGCGCTTTATCAGTTCGTCCGTTACTTTATCATCCGGAAGCCAAGTCTTCAGCAAAGGGACCAGTCCACCGTTCTCATCAATGTATTCGGAATAGTCGTGTTTTCTGTGCAGATAGTAATGAATGTTCCGCCTGTTGAACCGGTTCGGAATCAAGACCTTATAAAAAGGAATCACGCCAAAATACCCTTTTGTCTCTTCCGGAAGTTCCGAAAGGCATAGATTTTCTAAGACGCTTTTTTTGGCAGACTTTGAAAAACTAACATTGTGAGAAGTTAAGAAATCAATGATTTCCGTTTTCTTCCCAAAAGTAACCTTCTCTTGAACCCCGGCGCCATCATCAACCAATATCCCGGAACCCAACAGTTCTTCGATTATGGTATCGGCTTCAACAATGGCAATAGGCTTTGCATCTGTTGTGGAATAGGCAATAGTGCAAAGCCTTTTTTGTGCTTCTTTGGAAAGTTTCTCAATGATATCCACCGTTGCAGACAAAGTCGTTTTTTCATTTTTCGCTTGCGGAATCAGGTGAATGTTCGAATCTGCTTTTTCGTTCAGGACACCCAACTCAATGGCCAGCCTGTACATGTGCTTGCACGGCAGTTTGTTGCGTATAAAATCTACGCACTGGCAGGTGTCAAGGTGCGTTTCATAACGACCGCTTGTGCCTTTGAAATTACCAAGCAGGTTTTCTTCATCAATGTTTAATGGCGTCAGCTTCGCAGATTTTGCAGACTTGATTCGTTTGGATGCATGCTCGGTCGTATGCGTGTCCGCACTCCAGGTCTCATTCCACTTTTCCATAGCTTTTTCATTCATGAAGGACACCTCCCTGACAATATTCAATATTCGTTAGCTTCTAACAAAGTCGTTACAAAATTACAAAATCTGTTATAATGATATTACATCACGCTACCGGTAGCCATCTCAAAATCGAAAGGAGTGGCTATAATGCATGCCCAGAAAAATGAACACTCAGAACTTCGTCTTTTGTTTGCCATGGAATTGTTTGCCCACCTTAATGAGGTACACCAGAAACGTATTATCGACCTGATAATATTCCTTTTATCTGAAGAATGATTATATCCTGTTCCGCCGGTGTTAACAGATCAAATAATTCAACATATTCCGTCCTACGCTCATTGCCAACTGCGACAATGGGCGTTTCTCTTTCTATTGGAACATCAAATCCCATAAGCCAAAGTTCTGAAACATTAAGAGCGTGACCTAACAGAATAAGTTTATCGTTCCCTGGTTCAACTTTACCAGAAACGTATTGGCTCAAGTCATTTTTTTCTAATCGTGTTTTAAACTTTTCACAGAAAGGTTTCGCAGCATTGATAATATCAACCTGTTTCAAATTACGAGCTGCCATCAATGTTTTTAATCTTTCTGCAGTAGTAGCTATTTTCGCCATAATCTGTACCTCCGAATGTGAAAGTATTATATCGCATTTTGAACGAAAGTTCAAGAGGTTGGTACTTTTTGTTCAAAATTATTGAATTTTTTTGTTGACACACCCAAAATATTGTGGTATTGTTTAGTTGTTCAAAGCCGTTGAACTTTTACTCAACTCTAACCACAAAAGAAAGGAGGTGCAAAAATGCCGTACGATTACAGTGATTTACGCGGCAAAATCGTAGCCAAATTTAGAACTCAAGCAAAGTTCGCAGTTGCAATGGGTTTTTCGGCACGTACCTGTTCTTTAAAACTTAAAGGGAAAGTGCCGTGGACGCAGGCGGAAATGATTAAATCCTGCAAGCTTTTGGGATTCCCCGAAACTGAAATCGGCACTTATTTTTTTACCCTAAAGGTTCAAAGCGATTGAACTTTTACCAAACGAGTGAAAGGAGCAAAACATGGAACAGTACACATTAAGGTATGACGGCAGCGGCGGGTACATCGGCAAGACGCCTATTTACGAACAGGCGATACGCACCGCTCAGGGTTACGCGAAAGAATACGGCCTGTCAGTGCTGGTCAAACGGGAAAAAAAAGGAAATATCCGGGAGATAGTCGAGCATCCGGACGGGACCTACACCAGATTGTGGGCCGGGGAAAGGAAGGAATCTCATGTGCCAAGGAATTGAAATCAGGATGACACAAACCTGGGCAAAAGCCGAGTCAAGAGAAAAGGCTTTGAAGTTCGCAAGGATATTGTTCCGAAACATGGTGAACGGTGGCAGCGACGAAAACCGGGTGAAGATCATTAATGAAAAGCACGTCCGTGGAACCAGCTTCACGCTGGAGGAACTGCGGGGATGAAAGGAAACGAAACCTATGTATGTAGATTACAAAAAACTGCTCGACAAAGTCCATAAGAAGAACCTCACCCTAACCCAGACTCTGAATGATGCCGGCTGCAGTTACAACGTTATAACCAGCATAAAAAACGGGAAAAATCTCTCGAAGAAAACTGTATGGAAGCTGGCGACAGCTGTCGGATGTAAAGTTGCTGAAATTTTGAAAGTATCCATCATCACCGAAGAACCGCTCAAACCCATCTGGCATGAAGGCGAAGAAACGAAAAAGGAAGAGGCCCTTTGGCCATATGCATCTGCCGTCATCGGCAACGATGTCGTAACAACCCAGAATATCGGAACACTGAAATCCATGGTGCGGGACATTGCAATTCATAAACGGAAGGAAGTTCCTATCACTCTGACCCTTCCGGTGGGAGTGAAAGTTGTTATAGTCTTCCGCCCGGATGGCAGGCAGGTTCTTAAAGAAGAAAGGAGCGAAACGGAATGCTGAACCAAGAGAACACAGAAAAGTGCCGGAGGATATTGAACCGGTACGGGTACAGGCCACAGATGCTCATGGTCATAGAAGAATGCAGCGAACTGCAGAAGGCCACCTGCAAGATGCTTCGGAACGGAACCACGGCCACACCGCCTTCCGACAATTTCAAAGAAGAAATCGTGGACGTAATCGTGATGGTTACCCAGGCGGTTTTGATGGCAGGTTTGAGCGTCGGGGAAATCAACTCCATGGCCAAGGCAAAGCTGGACAGGGTGCTGTCCAAATAAAAAAATCCGCTGCGGCGGCACCCGCAACGGAAGTCTTATAAAGTGAAAGGAGCAAAACTTTCACCGCCCTTATTGTAACAGAAAGGAACACGAAATGCAAGGTAATAAAAATGTCTATTTGGACGTGAGCAAAGTGCCCGACTACGTTTGGGCTGATATCGGCGATTCCCTTATTGACATGGTAATGCGGTTAAAGACTGACCCGGAAACGAAAGACCGGTTTGAAAAACTGGATGCGGAAATCAGGAAAGGAAGGGCTTCGAAATGTTAGGACTTGTAATCACTACCGAAGACAAAATGTATAAAAAAGATTTTTCGG